TTTTTAAGACTGAGAACTTCAAAATGATTGCTGGCGATTATACCGTCACTATTTCGGCGAAGGGAATTTCGCATTTCAAAGGTGATGTAGCACAATATTGGATTGCTACTGAAGCAGGTTCTAAGTACACAGCATAAGGGGAATAATATGACATTGAATGAACAAGATAAGAAAGATATTTTACACGTAATCAAAGATTGCTCTGACTCACTAACTCGTATGGAGGGTGAACGTGAATTTATTAAGGAAGCAATCATTGGTTTGAATGATAAGCATGGACTTGACAAAGCACATCTCCGTAAGGTTGTGAACATTTACTATAAGCAAAACCTAGCAGAAGTCCAAGCACAAAACACCGAAGTTGAAGATCTATATGAATCCTTAACTGGATAATATGTTCGGTTCGTCTATCGGTTAGGACTCTAGGTTTTCATCCTAGTAAGAGGGGTTCGATTCCCCTACCGAATACCAAATTTGATAGAACTTTACTTTTATGTGAATGTAGGGTATAATATAAGTATATGATGGAGAATGTGAATGGAAGACTTTTTATGGGTTGAAAAATACCGCCCAAAGACGGTTGCTGATACCGTATTACCAGCAGATCTAAAAGCAACGTTTCAACAGTTCGTTGACAATAAAAATGTACCAAACCTATTATTGACTGGATCGGCAGGTGTCGGCAAGACAACTATCGCAAAGGCAATGCTTGAAGAGATTGGTTCTGACTATATTGTTATCAACGGTTCTGATGAAGGCAGACTAATTGACACACTGAGAACTAAGATTAAAAACTTTGCTTCAAGTATGTCATTAGCAGGTGGACGTAAGTATGTCATCCTAGATGAAGCAGACTACCTTAATGCTGAGACAGTACAACCTGCTCTTAGAAACTTTATGGAGGAATACTCATCTAATTGTGGATTCATCCTAACGTGTAACTTCGTTAATAAGATTATCGCACCTCTACACTCACGTTGTTCTGTGGTTGAGTTTAAGATTGGTAATAAAGATAAACCTAAAATGGCAAGTGAATTCTTCCATCGTGTTTGTATGATTCTTGACTTTGAGAACATTGAGTATGAGGAAAAGGTTATTGCTGAGATTATCACTAAGCACTTCCCTGACAACAGACGTGTACTAAACGAACTACAACGTTACAGTGCTACTGGCAAGATTGATGCGGGGATCTTAGTCAATACTTCAGATGCTAACTTCAAGACGTTAATGGATGCCTTGAAGAATAAGGAATTCTCAACTGCTCGTAAATGGGTGGGTCAAAATATTGATGGGGATATCGCACCGTTCTTCCGTAAGTTATATGATACGATGTATGAGCATGCTGAACCTGCTAGCATTCCTCAAATCGTAGTAACGTTAGCAGACTATCAACATAAAAGTGCATTTGCTGCCGACCAAGAGATTAACACGATGGCATTATTGACTGAAATTATGGTGGACACGGATTGGAAGAAATGAAATGTGTAATATACGATTATGAAACTTTAAGCCAAAACGCATTCAATGGTGTTGTATTATCTGTTGCTGGAATTGCATATGATGAAGATCGTTTCTTAACCAACCCATACACCTACGAAGAACTACTCGATAGTTGTGAGTATGTTAAGTTTGATGTTAAAGACCAAGTTAAGTATGGTCGTAAGGTTGAGAAAGGTTCATTAGATTGGTGGAAGTCGCAGTCTAAAGATGCTCAAAAGCAATTGATGCCATCTGATAATGATGTGTCAATCTCAGAATTACTTCTGTTCCTAGAAAGACTAAACATAGCAACTGCTAAAAAGGTATTCACACGAGGTAACTCATTCGATCCAGTATTCACACGATCTATATGTGATAGTCTAGGAATAGCAGATCCGACTCCATGGTGGGTCATCAGGGACGTACGATCTTATATAGACGGTTTCACTTATGGAACGGACATTAACCACGACTTCATTCCAAAAGACTTAGTTGATAAGTTTGTTCAACACGATCCAGAACACGATGTAGCAATGGATGTGATGAGAATGCAATTCTTAATCAGGACAATATATGGCAAAGACTAATCCGTTTGACTTCACCAATTCAATCAACAGTTCTAAAAAGAATTTGATGAGGAAAACTGACAACGATGTGCTTGCTGAGAAATCATACAGTCCATTCCTAACTAACCGTGCATTGTCATATCATAATGATACAGTTGCTATTGCTAATGAGATGAACACCAGACACTCACTTGATAAACGTTTACAGTATGAATTCTTATTGAATATTGTACGTCCGAAGAAAAGATATGCTAAGTGGTCTAAGAAAGAGAAGGGTGGAGATGTTGATATTGTCAAGGAATATTTCAAGTACAATGATATCAAAGCAAGGCAAGCATTAACAATATTGACTAAGGAACAGATTGTAGAGATTAGACAGAAGTTGGAGAAGGGTGGTAAAGGTTAATTATTATAAATATTCTAAATAATCAATTAATTATGAGATCCAAATGATAGATACAATGATAGAAGTCACAATTGCGAAAGAAGATGACTTCTTAAAGATTAGAGAAACACTTACTCGCATAGGTGTGTCATCTCAAAAGAATAAAACCATATACCAATCCTGCCATATTCTACATAAGAAAGGTAAGTATTACATCACACACTTCAAAGAGTTGTTTGCCTTAGATGGCAAACCAAGCAACTTCGGTGATGAAGATAAAGGTCGTAGAAATACAATTTCCAATCTTCTAGCAGAATGGGGTTTGGTAACTCTTGTTGATAATGAGAAGAGCAAAGATCCAGTTGCTCCTCTGAGTCAAATCAAAATCCTTCCGTATAAAGAAAAACGTGAATGGAACCTAGAACCTAAATACAATTTAGGAAAAAACTTCTAAAAACTTTACTTTCATACCGTTTCAAGGTATAATAAAGGTAACGAACAAGTATAAATAAACTGAACATTCCTGATAAGGAAATGTCCGTGACGACATTAAACTATTTTTTAAACAAAAAAGAGGTAAGAAATATGTTAGATAAAATTAACAGTTGGATTAAAGCAGGTACTGAAACAGGTGTAGCATTAATCGCATTCGCGATTGTATTACAGGTAATTTTTGGTGGAACTGTCCCTTTCGTAGGTGGTGATATTATTGCTACTATTACTGGTATCGTTGCACAACTTGGTGCTCAAGGACTTGTTGGTCTTGTTGCTGCTGCAGTGCTATATAAACTTTTCAATAAGTAAAGTTATATGAAGTTTAGTAGAACTTAAAACTACGAACCACTTTCAGTCAGCGAAGACGTCGGCGTTATAATGGGAGATAAGGATTGGCTAAAGTCGATCGAGTGTTCCCACCAAATTTGGTAATTCCGTGAGTTATAATCATAGGCATTACCATTTACTCTTTATTGGAGTTATGATGGACACGAGTTCAATTCTCGTCGACTCCACCAATGAAGGTATTGTTTCCCCCGACAGTATCTTCTTTGATGGGGTTGCTAGGTTTCGACATGGTAACAGAAGGTTTAGAGTTGTAAGACCCAAAGTAAACGCAAACGCAGATACTTACGCAATCGCAGCCTGATAGGCATAGTGTGATTTGAGGATTTAGGCAGGATGAACCTTATAACCAAATCATCCTCCAACTTTATTAAGGAACGCATTACATCCTCCCCCACTGTAGTGTGTTCCTTAATGAGGTTAATACTTCATTATGACGAGTTGCTCAATAGAGGACTCATTTTATAACTCGCTTAACAGGAGAAAATAATATGACTACAAGTGCATATAACTTCCCGAGAGATCTATTCTTGGGATTCGATAGTTTGTTTGATAATCTATATCAATACGAAGGCAATCAACAATCAAAACAACAAACCTACCCACCATATAACGTGGTAAAGAAAGATGATAATCATTATCTAATTGAGATCGCTGTCGCAGGATTCAAATCAGATGATATTGATTTAACTTTGGAGAAGGGTGTTTTGACAGTGGAAGGAAACAAGAAACTTAAAGAAGAGGCAACTGAATATATCCGTAAGGGTATTTCTGCTCGTAATTTTAAACGTTCTTTCACTCTTGCTGATACTATCAAAGTGGTTGGTGCTGACGTTGTAGATGGACTATTACTAATTGGTCTTGAAAACGTTGTACCAGAAGAAGAAAAACCTAAAACAATTAATCTTGGAGAGTTTACAAAATCTGCTAAGAAGATCTTGTTAGGTTAATTATAATGAATAGGGGATTTTCGGATCCCCGACTATGGAGAAATAAGAATGGCAAACGTGTCAAAAATGAACAAGAAACAATTAATGGACCACGGCAAAAAGTTAGGTATTAAACTTGACGATGGCATGGTCAAAAAGACTATGGTCGGTTTAATCAAAGATGCTAAGGCCACA